CCAAAAGCTCTGGCTGCTTGAGCCTGCGCTCCAAGGTTATTAAGCCCCATCTGAGCGCCACGCAGAATATCAGCCTCATTAGCTTTTATTACTTGCTCGGTGTAAGGATTCATGTATGGCGATAAGTCTGTAGTTGCCAATTGCCCAGCTTGAACCTGCTGTGGCGTGTATCCCATACCTGCGACTGATCCTAGTCCAGCTCCATATACTCCTTGCGCCGCTGCTTGATTTACATTAGGTATTCCGCCTTGTGGTGCGCCTGCCATATTATTTTCCTTTTTTCTTAACGTCCGCCATATAAACGTGGATCATATCTGTTGTCGTAAGCCCTTATATCTGGTTGTTGTTTTTTAGGAGGCTCAACATATAAATTTTGGTATGATCCAGAATAAGGATCAACGAACAGCTTGTTGTATGCTGAAACTTGTCCTGGCCTTCTAGCAGCCAATTCTGCAACAGCCTGATCAAAAAGATCACCAGAAGAGTAACCTTGAATCCCGCCAGCATATGTTGTTGGTACAGGAGTCATTCCTTGCATAGCACTTACACTTCCTTGCGGAACAAGACCAAATGCTTCTGCTGCACCTATATTTGATCCAAAAGCCGCCATTTGAGTAGGATTAAAAGCAGCAATGTCAGGGCCATAATATGGAACATATCCTATTGTTTGAGCGCTTTTTGCCCTTTCGAGGTTTTCCTTTGCGTAAGGTTTAACCCACTCAGGGATATCATTTGTTTGTGTTTTGCTTCCGCCTTTTCCGCCGCCGCCCATTTAAATCTCCCTTTTAAGCGTTGTAAACTGGTAATCCCAGCCTAGTTTGTCTAGTATCTTTTCCCATCCAGGCCTTCCGGCTATAGTCATAGCGGTACAATTATTAGCCCTAGCAAACTGAGCAAATGGCTCATTTAGCTCTAAAATTTCGTTAAGCGTACCACCAGCTAAAAAAACGTGAAAGTGTTTTTGTTTAGGATATGTAACAAATTCTGTCACCGCACAACTATTCTCAAGAGGCCACAACTGATAACGGTGGCAAAGAACGCCAAGAGCAATATCGTCGAAACTGTGAGTATCGCCAGAGTAAGCCAAAGCGTTTTCAATCCAAATTTTGCACCTAACAAGCTCTTCTGTAAGAGTCCTAATATCATTTGGCTTCATGGAACGTATAACTCACTAACTGATAAAGTAACTGACGGCGATGCTGGGCAAAATGCCGTAGCCGCCGTAGTCGCCAATGATGCCGTCAAATCACTCGTGGCAAACATAGCCTGCAAGTAATCATTGGCGTTTACCTCAAATATTCCCGATCTTGACACTATTTTTTTCTGCCCGTTTGACTCTAAAGTGGTAACCATAGTTGAATTAGCTACGTCTGATCCATTAATTCTTGGCCAAAAATAGAACGTTTTGGCGCTTGCAGAACTCGATATAAGCTCTGCCGTAAAACTAAGCTCGTACACGCCACTTCTATCAAATACGATCTTACTTGTGTCAACGTCGTCAATTGATACATTGTGAGAATAAGCCTCTGTATCCCAAGTTATTGCCTTTGCCGTATTAATTGAAACAGCCGCCTGATTGTTAAAATCAGCAAAAAAGCCATAAGAGTTTTCGCCGTATGGAATTGGTAAATATTCTCCGCCAGAAGAAATAACCATGTGGCCTTTTGACCTATCCCACATCATTATTCCATCTTCTGCGGCTGAATCTCCATTTGTTATACTTTTTAATACGTTTCTTGTTCGCATTAAAAAAGTATTGAGACGTTCAGCCCAAGTTTCCCATTTTCCCGTCATTGGGCTTGGTGGTATATCAGGCAAACTCATCTTTTGCCTCCGGCAACTGCCTCAATCCTCATGACTCCTGAGCGCCAATCGGTATTTACATTGCCGTCTACTCTCATCCTTATTTGTCTACCAGTAAATCTAACGTCAGTCGGATTTGACATGGTGTATGGGCCAAAAGATGATTCTGAGTCGTTTGGATAGAACCTAGTTTTAAATGTTACCGTCACATCACCTTGAGTTTTTTCGTCAGGAATAAGGCTAGTAACTTTCATTATATTTTCGCCAGTTCCAAGGCTTATCGGGCCAGTTTCAGCAAAAACACTATAAGATCCATGACCTACACTAGCACTTTGTTCGTGATTGTATAGGTTTCCACTTGCGTCTGCCCATATTGGAGAAGTAAATACTCCCCTATCGAATCCGCAAGTCCTATCTATTTCACCTATTTCCCAATGATTTTCTAAGTAATCAAAGGCAACATATTTATTGTTTTCTAGTGATGATCCACTTGGGAAAAACCACCATATTTCCCCATACTGGCTGTTGTGTACCGCATAAACCTTTGATATTTGATTTCTGTTTATGTCGGAAAAAACATAATCACTTACATCACATTTAATTTCTTTTGCGACTGATCCATCAAATACAAAAAATCCTCTATTGCCCATCCAAAACGCGCCTTCATCAACTGCGGCAATAGCTTTTCTTGCTATTAAGCCACAAGCAGTTCCGACTCTTTCAAATCCAAATATAAATGGTGGGCCAGAATAAGTTGCGATATGAGCGTCAGTATCGGTTACTATTAAAGTTCTACCTCGAACTCTAACAGCAGACATAATTTGTCCACTTGTCTGAAGCTCAATGTCGCCAGCCTCGTTTGTAGCTGCTGGAGTCCAAGTTGTATTATCTTCTTTATCGCACCATTGAACTTTTCTAGGATTGCCACCAGCGCCAAGCGCAAATAAAAATCTTTCTTCAGTAACAACTATGCCAAGATTACTTGTTGGCGCGTTTGAAACTTGGGCCGCAGCAACTGCTGAATTTAATTGCCATTCGTATATTTTCCCATCATTAGGATTGCATGCAATTAAATATTCTCCCCAGTTATCTAAAGACCAAGTTGTTGCCTCTTGAAATGTTCCGCTATTTGGGCGCTCGACTCCATAAAATCCAGTTCCATAATAGTTTCCGCCAAATCCAACGTTTACTGCGGCATCCTCTGATCCGGCAACAAGCCCAGGTGGAGTGATATCGTATACAGTTCCAGATGCATTAATGTATTTCAACGCATCATAAGTTCCAATAACAGTATTTGATCCATCAGTGTTGTCCGTCCAGATATGCATTGCCCTTGGGGCTGCAGAAACTGCGGAAGATACTCTGGTTATCCATCCGCCTACAGGACGCATAGATCCGTTATGCCATCTAACTAAATTTGCGTCTCGCCACCTGTTTGATTGTTCAAAATCGGTTCCATTTCTTACAACTCCTGGAGGGATCGCTAACGGTATAAGAGCCATATTTGTTCCTTTACCACTTTCTCAACGGGCATCTAGTTTTCTTCATTTTCGTTTTTAAAGCTATAACGCAATTACATTCAGTACAGATGCCTAAATTTTTTTTGTCGCAAGAATCACAAATCTTTCTTCTTTCTTCTTGCTTTTCCTCACTAACAATTGGCCACATAATTATCCTGGATAGTCAACCCATTGTGCATTTTGTTCGTCCCATTGATAATCCATCTCATCACCTGGGCATGGCACAGGAGCCTCCCATTCCCATAGCTCATGATTAAATATCCAATTGCCGTAAGGAGACTCTGGAACAAATGCGTCATATTCTGGTTCATATTTTTTACCAACAATTGCATAACATTTTCTAAAACTTCCGTTATAGCTTGTTTGTTTCCAATTGTCAGAAGTTTCACCTCTCCAGTTAGCTATAAATTCCAATCCTACAGGTTCGCTTTCTGGAAAATCTAAGTTATTTAAATCTGAGTTATCAATAACGATAACCTCAACAACAACATTGTTTTCATCTAATTTTGCAAAATGAGCCATATTTTATTTCTCTCAAATTAACCAGTATAGGCATAACGTAATATAACAATACCAGAGCCACCGCCAGCGCCATCTCTACAGCTACCACTTCCGCCGCCACCGCCAGAACCGCTATTAGGTTCTCCTGCTGTTGGGCAAACACTGTTGTCTGCGCCGCCGCCTCCAGCGCCTCCGCCTCCACCAGAAGATCGCGATACACCTTGGTTACCTCCGCCGCCACCGCCTGCCCATGTTCCGCCAAATCCAGATGATGTTGCGCTTCCCCATCCAGATGCTCCTTCTGCGCTAGAGGATCCGCCAGTAGGTCTAGATCCAGCACTACCTTTGCCTCCGCCGCCTCCGGCGTTTTGAGGCTGATCTCCAGAGTAATTACCACCGCCGTTACCTTCTCCAGCTATTCCAGATCCAGGCCCAGTTCTCGCTCTAAATACGTAATTGTTTGAAGAAGTTGAGCCGCCTCCAGATCCACCGTTACCGCCGTTCCCGTTACCGCCTGCTGTACAGCTTGCAGCAGGAATGCTGGATCCGCTCCCAGCGCCGCCTACTGTGACTGAGTAACTTGTTGCCGATGGTGAAAAGTTTCCAGACCTATAACCGCCTGCACCTCCACCACCGCCTTCCATATATCCGCCACTGCCTCCGCCTGCGACCACAATGTAATCAACCTGAGTCGCAACGTTTCCAACGGTAGATATGGTAAATGTCCCAGATCCAGTAAATTTGTGGTATCTATAACCGCCAGTGGTGTAAATTGTTCCTCCTGTTGCGCTCATTTGAACAATGTTTGAAGCGCCATAGAAATTACTCATTGATATCGCACCAGAAGTAGGAACATTATTATTTGCAGCCGCATCAGGAACTCTTGCGCCGCCCCTGTAAAACTCACTCATTGAGTGTGGGGCAGAATCGTTAAATTCACTTGCAATGTTTGCTAGACTGATAGTCCCAGAAGATTGAAGAGCCATTATACTGATCCATAAGCTGTGACGTTTCCTGATACCGTCAGGTTACCAGATGCGTCTATTTTCATTCTATTAGTTCCGCTAGTTGCAAAATACAAAACTCCAGCAGATTCAGTAATAGTCCAGTTTCCTAAATCAACAGTAGTAATATTTGCTGTTGTAGATGTTAATGTAGTAACAGTTCCGGAAGTTATTGATCCACCTTGCGATAGATAAGTTCCAGATGCTTGCTTAGCATCAAGTTGAGTTTGAATGTTACTTGTTACACCATCAGTGTAATTTAACTCTGTGACAGTTGCCGTAATGCCATCTAAAGTATTTAATTCTGCGGCAGTCGATGTAACTGCAGTTCCGCCAACTTGCCAGCTTCCTGCAGTCAAGTTTGGCGCAATTGCCGTTGTTCCATCGAGCAAATCGTCGAGAGTATCTAAGTTAGTGTTTAACTTGGTTCCCCAAGTATCTTCAGATGCGCCGACTTCCGGTTTAGTGAGGCCATAAGTCGTCGTTGTAGTATCAGCCATTTAATTTACCTCAGTCCAAGTTTCAGAGTTAGTTGATAATTTAGTCCATGATTCAGAATTCTCTGCCTGATTAGTCCAAGTTTCAACATTTACATCTTCGCCCTCCCATTTGAGGCGCGCAGATATAATTGTTGTAGCCGTTGGCCGAGAAACAACTGCGGCAATAATTATTCTATTGCCACTGATAATGGTTGTTGATTCTGGAAACTGTACTATTCCAGATGATGATATATAGTTTCCGCCAAATAACGAAGTGGATGTTGCTTCCGCTAAGAATCCTGTTGGCCTTACGCGGTATCCGCCAATCAATGTAGTTCCACTGCCTTCACTTAAAAATCCTACTGGCTGTAAGTATCTATATCCTGCCGTAATAGTAGTCGATGTGCCGCTAGTAAGCATTCCAGCTAACTTAGCGTCACCTACCGCATATCCTTCTAGCCAGTACGCCTCTCCGCCTGTGGCTAATGGATCTGGTTCGACATAATATGTACTCATTAGTTATCCGCAGGTTCAGGTGTATTACCTTTATCTAATGATTCTTTTAGCAGTTTGACGAAAGCTTGTTTACCTACGTTTAGCTGGTCAAGATTGAATTGAGTAGAAGCTACTTTTCTATCCAAATCGGCAACATGGTTTACAAGTACCTTCTGCTCTTCAGTCATATCTTCATAGCTATATTCAACATCATCAATAACAATAGGCGGTGTTTTTTTCTCAGCCATTATGTTTTCCTTTTAAGTTAAGTTAAATTACCAAGGAGTACCAGACTCCTTAACTGGATTCTTCTGAGCAGCAATGTCATCAGATAGTCTGGTTTCCATCGCTGTAACCTCATCAGCACCCATGCTGTCTTTAACCCACTGAACCACCTCTGACTCAGTAAGATCAGCATACGCTACAAAACTAGGATCAGAAGCATCATACTCAAAGCCAGTAGAGCCATAAACTCTAGCACTATAGTCTCCATCTACTTCTGTTACGTCCCAGTGAACTGTCACAACGCCACCATCAGCAGTGTTGTGTTCCATGTTTACTACTTTCCATGTTGCCATTTAAGTCTCCTTAATTATGATAATGTATCAACAATAGTTTTTAATTGATCTACCGTTGTAGCATCGTCAATGTTAGTTTGAATAGCTGCGTATTTATCTCTGATAACCTGTCTAGCAGCTTCAGCTGCAGTAGCATCATTGCCGGGAATTTGCTTCATAATTACTTCATCAAGTGGAGCAAACTCTTTAGCTCTAGCATCCCTACGTTTATCGTGAGATATTATCTTAGCTTTATTAAGGTTAACTGTTATCATTATTTGCCTCTGGATTTACATAATCAGGATGCTGTGGATCAGTAATAAACATATCGTGTTCGCCACCGACACCATCTGGACTGGTTAAATCAGCTTCCCACGCATCACGAAATGTACGATCTGATGGAACATCATCAGCATTAATAATCTTATAAGCCTTACCAGATGGTACGTCTTTAGCAGCAATAGCATCTATACCATGCTCATCAAGTGCTGATTGAGTAGGTATAATTACTGCTACTCCACCTTCGTCTGTTTTGTAAATAATTCGTTGGGTCATAAAGTTTCCTATCTAAATATTGCTACTTCTACAGTATCAGCATCATAACGAGCAGCACTATGAAGTCCGGGTTGGTAGTTCACACCTGCTGCCATCTTTACCCAACTAGCACTATGAGAATCTTCTTGCCTTCCTCTTACTGCAACTACATAAGGAGAATGGTCTGAAGTAGAAGCATTTGTCCAGCTACCTTGTGAGACTACACTAAAGTTAGCATCAGGCATTGATGTACTAAAATTAATAGTATATAAACCAACCCCATCATCAGAAATACTACTTACGTTACCACTACCACGAATTGCTACCGTTCCATCTCCTTGCATATTAATCCATGCTCTACAACCATATGCAGTTGCTACAGAGCCGTAACCTGAGTTAAATTTCAGATTACCTTCTTTTGTAAGGCGCATCTGTTCGTTGTGGTAATTGCCAGTGTAATGTGTTTCAAACGCAATCTCTTGGCTTCCAGAGACATCATGAAACGCAATTGCCGCCCCACCAGATACACCAAGCGTATATGGGCCAGTATTATTAAAATACTGAATGCGCGTTGGATTAGACCCGGAATACATCAAGCGTATATTGCCGCCATTAGTAGTCAGTATCTCTGCGGGGCTACTGGTTCCGATTCCTACTCTACCAGCAGAGGTGATACGCATACGTTCTGGTGCGCCAGATCCAGTACCAAAAAGTAATTGCCCACTCAATTGAGAAATCACCGCATTATTTGCAACACCATCAGTCAAATTAATAGTAGCATCTGCGCCACTTCCGTTTGATGAAATAGTTAAAAGTGTGTTTGCTTTAAATGTTGTGCTAGTTGCTGTGCTATTAAAAACATGAAGTTTAGTTGAAGGACTACTAGTACCAATACCAACGTTGCCGGTAGAAGTAACAACCATACGTTCTGTACCAGAAGAAGAACCTGCTGTTGCTCCTGTATTAATCCAAAATGCTCCACCGTCATTTCTAAGAGAAATACCTTGCCCTGATGTACCATTGCTAAAAAATATTCTACCGCTTCTAGTAGCGTTGCCGAGATCAACAGCCAAATCAAGACCATTTGCAACAGATGATGGAGAAATTGTTACATTTGTTGTAGGACTACTCGTACCGATACCAACGTTGCCAGTAGTTGTAACTACAACATCAATGTTAGTTGTCGGCGTTGCACCATGCCCAATGTAGAAGTAATCAGATGACGGATGTTTACCCGCATGGAACCACGCTCCAGTTCCGTTTCTGTATGTAAGGGCTGGAAAAGTTCCACCAAGTGCTGCAACAACATCCGTTGTGCCACCTGTTGCAATGTCTAACTTTCCGTCCGGCGAACTCGTACCAATACCAACTCTGTTGTTTGTAGAGTCTACATAGAGCGTGTTAGTATCTACTGTTAAACTATCAGCAGTCACAGTACCAGTTACAGTTACATTCCCACTAACAGTTCCACCTGTAGATGGCAAAACATTAGCTATAGATACTGGCTGATATGATACTGCTTGAAACTCATCGCTTGCTGATGCACCAGTATTCAATACCACTGTCAAACCATCCGTAGCTGTGTAGTCACTTGGTGTAAGTAGCACACCATTTAAAAATACATCTACATAGCCAATGACATAGCCACCTGTAATGTTAAAGGTAGTCTGGCTTGCGGTAGCTGTTACGTTAGTAACTGAC